GTCATTATTTGGCTACTGTAGACCCGTGCAAGATGCTCCCATTGTACCATACAAACCTTCATATATGTGAAATTGTCCTCAGACAAATGTGCCTGATTCTGCTGTGAAATTAACTACAGATTTGAAACAGGAAGTTACCATTGATCCTCGTACTGTAGGACTATCTGGTATGGACGAATTAAATATTCGATCTATTGTTACTAGAGAGTCTTTTTTGACGAAGTTTGATTGGCCTGTAGCAACACAGTCTGGAAATAGGTTAGCAACATTTGGTGTGACACCTATGAATTGGGACGAATTTAATGGAGGTACTGATACTGAATTTCATATGACACCTGCATGTCATGTGGGTTGTGTATTTGAAAATTGGCGTGGAACTATGAAGTATCGATTTCAAATCGTTGCTTCAAACTTTCACAAAGGTCGTTTACAAGTACAATATGATCCATATGATTCTACAGATAATGAGTTTAATGTAGCGTATAATCGTGTCATTGATATTTCAGAAGAAAAGGATTTTACTATTGAAGTAGGATGGGGTATTCCCGAGACGTATGCAGAGGTAATGAATCCTGGTATATCGGGATTGAATTTTAGAAATTCAGGTGATATCCTACCTTTTCCTACTAATAATCCTAATTTTTACAATGGTCAAATATCTATATGGGTTCTGAATGACCTAACGGTCCCCAACAGTGAGATTAACAATGATATTGAAATTAATTGTTTTGTCTCATGTGGTGAAGATATGGAATTTGCTAATCCTTCGGATGAGGCTTTTCCTTCTTTTGTTTGGACACCCACACCTCCAGCAGTTTTAGAAGCACAATCAGGAGAAGAACCTTTAGTGGCTCCTGATCATGATGAAACTGAAGATCCTTCACGTCCGGTAAATAGTGAACCAGATATGAAGGTAGCTGGAGATTCAGATATGAGCAACCCCATGGCTATGATATGTTTCGGCGAGAACATAACTAGCATTCGGTCTCTTTTTAAGAGGTTTTCATTGTATAGTTTTTACGCCG